TTTTATCAAAAGCACTGTCCGTTACGTTTGACAGTAATATCGGGCATGATTACTTGGAGAATGTAGAATCTAGATATGATTTCTATCATAGAGTTGAAGAGAGGATTCCGTTTGACCTTGATCTATTTAATCAAATAACAAAAAATGGATTGCCGAGAAAATCATTGAATATTATCCTGGCAGGTACAGGTGTCGGTAAAAGTTTATTCATGTGTCATATGGCGGGTAATGTTCTTGCCCAAGGTAAAAACTGTTTGTATCTCACAATGGAGATGGCCGAGGAAAGGATCGCAGAAAGAATTGACGCAAACCTGTTAGATATTCCCATTGATCAAATACAAAATCTTTCCAAGAAAATATTCTCTGATAAAGTTGCTAAAATATCCAAGAGCACTTCTGGTAAACTCATCATCAAAGAATATCCAACTGGTCAGGCACATAGTGGGCATTTTAGAGCATTGCTTAATGAATTAAAACTGAAAAAGAAATTTGTTCCCGACATTGTTTTTATAGACTATTTGAATATATGTGCGTCCTCTAGAGTTAAAGGTATGGGTGGCGCTATTAATTCTTACTCTTATGTCAAAGCAATCGCAGAGGAACTCAGAGGTCTGTCTGTTGAGTTTAATATCCCCGTTGTTTCTGCTACACAAACAACAAGATCTGGTTTCTCGAATAGCGACCCAGGTTTGGAGGATACCTCTGAATCCTTTGGATTACCTGCAACAGCAGATTTTATGTTTGCTGTCATATCTAATGATGAATTATCTCAGGTAAATCAACTGATGATAAAACAACTGAAGAATAGATACAGCGATTTAAATAGTAATAAGAGATTTGTTATAGGTATCGATCGCTCTAAGATGAAACTATATGATGTATTGCAAGATAAAGCAACGGAATTGGTTGACGATTCTCCTGTCTTTGATCAATCTAATACTGGTAAAAGGATAAAAACAGAGGGGTTCGTGATGTGAGTGGATTTCAACATACAATACTGGCGACATTTTGCATATATGTTGCCTATTCAATGGGATTTTTCTTTGGTTCTAGATATAGCATTAGAACAGTTTTTACAATATTAGTTCAGATGGGTATTATATCTGACTTTGATATAAAAGATACGGATGATGAAGATGAAGATTAGACTAGTGAGTTATTCCAAATCGGATATATCACACGGGTTGATTTCCAACAATCAAGCAGATAAAGACATAGAGAATTTAGTTGCATATTGTGCCCGTGTGAGTAATCCATCTAATCAAAACAATACCGAAACAAATGCAAGACTTCTGAAATATTTGATGAAGAATGCGCATTGGTCGCTATAAAAATTGGTTGACAATTGCATAATTTTTTTATTTTTCAATCATTTTTTGTATATATAAGAATGAAACTTTCAAATGGAGTCCAGTCTTATGTCATACAGAAAAATATGGGAAAAATATTATGATACTAAAATTCCCGATGGTTGCGAAATACATCATATAGATGGAAACAACAAAAACAATAACATTGAAAATTTACTGTGTGTAACTATAGAAGAACATCTAAAAATTCATAAAGAACAGAATGATTGGGGTGCTGTTCAAGCTATTTTAGCAAGAATGGATAATAAAAGAAATATTTCTGAATATGCATCACTTGCTCAAAAAGAAAGAATTGAAAAAGGCACACACAATTTTCAAAAGATTTCAAAGGAAGAAAGGTCTTTAATATCTAAAAAAACAATTCAAGAAAGAAGAGAAAAGAATCTTCCAGCGTTTTTAGGAATTGATAATTTAATAGAAAATGCTAGAAAAGGTGGATTGCAATCTGCTAAAAATAAAGCAGGGTTTTTAAATACTGATTCAGATAATCATGGAAGTAAATATACAAAAGATACTTTTTGGTGGACTGACAAAGAAGGAAACCATAAAAGAAGTAAACATAAACCTGAAGGAGAATGGATGAGAGGAATGAAATGGAAGTAAAACTTATAAGTTACAGCAAACCATCTGAAGAATTTTTAAAAGAAGGATTGTCTAATGCCCAGGATATCATTGCGTATTGTGCTAGAGTTTCCAATCCTGCAAATCAATACAACACCCAAACGTCTGAAAGGCTCTTACGCTATTGTATGAAACACAAGCACTGGTCAATTTTTGAGATGGTTTCTGTATGTTTAGAAATAGAAACCACACGAGATATTGCTAGACAAATATTGAGGCACAGATCTTTCTCGTTTCAAGAGTTTAGTCAGAGATATGCGAATCCAGCAGAGTTCGGTGATCAGTTTGTGATACGTGAAGCCAGACTTCAAGATGATAAGAATCGTCAAAACTCTGTGGATACAGATAATGAAGAACTAAAGGAACAATGGCAAGACTGGCAATCTCGTGTTATTTCAGAAGCTAAACAAGCATATGAATGGGCTATCGAAAATGGTATTGCCAAAGAACAAGCAAGATGTGTATTGCCAGAAGGGAATACAAAAAGCAGATTATATATGAATGGAACATTAAGAAGTTGGATCCATTATATACAATTGAGAAGAGAGAATGGCACACAGAAAGAGCATATGGCAATTGCTAGAGAATGTGCTAAAGTTATTTCAAAAATATATGGACCAATCGGAGAATATAAATGAAAGAATTTAAAGGTGAAGTTGTTACTGTTGTTACAGTTATGGGTGAGATTGTTGGAAGAGTCAAAAACGTCACGGGAGATTATGTCAGTCTGAAAAACCCTAGACTGTTCATGAGAACAAATGATGGCGTTGGATTTGCTCCAGGTATTTGCGTTTCAGGAGAGAGTAATCCTAGTGAGGCGATGATCAGTATGAGCACAGTTGTCACTATCTGTAAAACTAATGATGAAATAGCGAAAGGATGGATTGAACAAACTTCTGGTCTTATTGTATGATAAAAATTGCCATTGTTGATACTCTAGGTTTATGCTATGACGGTTCTACTCTGAATAAGAGAGGACTTGGTGGTTCTGAGTCTGCTGTTATTCTAGTGTCACGAGAACTTGCATCGTTGGGGTTTGATGTCACTGTATTTAATGATTGTTACAGCGATGATTCGAAACCAGGAGAATACAATGGTGTTTTGTTTGAACCTCTGTACAATATAGTAAACTATGATTCATTTGATATTTTTATCGGATCTCGCTCAGTTGTATCTTTCGCTCCTGATGAATTTAAACAAAGGTTCAAGTGGGCAGAAGGTTTACCGAATCTAGAAAGAGTTTCTCAAGCATCCAAGCATAAAATATTGTGGATGCACGACACGTTCTGTGACGGTGATGATTTAATTGAGGATTTTATATTAGAAGGAAGAATCAATGAAATCTTTACTCTGTCGGATTGGCACACTTCATATGTGACGAACTGCGATCATGGCAAACGCAGAAATTATGACGTGCTGAAAGATCATATATTTCAGACTCGAAATGGTATCACAGTTTACCATGATTGGGTTGATGTATCTAAGAAAGATCCGAATCTATTTGTCTACAATGCTTCATTAACAAAAGGAATGATGCCTCTTGTTCTTAGAGTCTGGCCGATAGTGAAGCAAAATATTCCAGAAGCAAAACTAAAAGTGATCGGTGGTTTCTACAGGTTCAGGAGTGATCATGGACCAGACCAGCAAGAGCAAGATTGGCGTGCTATGGTAGACGATCCAATTCATGCTGAGAGAGACATAGAGTTTACTGGAATTATATCTCAAAAAGAAATTGCTGATATAATGTGTGATGCATCTTATATGATATATCCTGCTGCCTTCCCAGAAACTTTTGGTATTTCTACTCTAGAGGCACTCGCATATAACACACCGTTGATAACCTGTAATTTTGGTGCACTTGAAGAAACAGCGATTGATATTGCTTGTTGGAAAATAAATTATCCTGTTGAGAAAAATTGGTCATTGCCTTGGTTGAATGAGGAAGATCAAATTCAAGCATTTGCTCGACTCACCATAGAAGCATACCACAACAAATACTTACACCAACAAAAAATGTATGCGTGTAATCAAATTAAACACATATGTTCATGGAGTAGTGTTGCTCTACAATGGAAACAACATTTCTATCGTGTTCTTGGCGAGTTCCTACCGATCAGTCAGTACAGGAAAGTTTCGCATATCAATTCAAGAGTTAGGAAAGTCTTTGGTCGCAGGTTCACAAACAAGGAAGAAGAATATATTTCTAAAAGGAAAGAAAGAAAGATATGTGTCGTCACTCCGGTTTTTAATTCTGAAGAATATATTTCAAATTGTATTAGATCTGTAGCATCGCAAGATTATGATAATTATGAGATGTATATAATAAACGATGCATCAACAGACAAAACTTTAGAAGTCATAGAAAATACAATAAGAAATTTGGCAAAAGATATACAAGGCAGGTTCATTGTTGTAGATAATAAAGAGAATGTTGGTGCTGTTTGTAATCAAATTACGACTATCAGAAAATTCAACTCTGACTCTATTGTTATGCTATTGGATGGTGATGATTGGTTGGTCAACAATCCGAACATATTTCACATGTACAATGCATTGTATTATAACGGAGCACAGTACACTTATGGTAGTTGCTGGTCATTAGCAGATAATATTCCGTTGATAGCACAACCATATCCCCCAGAGATAAAAGAGAAAAGAGCATACAGAGATTATAAATTTAATTGGAACTTCCCGTATCCACATTTAAGAACTTTTGTTGCAGGACTATTGAGTAAATTAGATGATTCATTATTCAAAGACGAAAACGGTGAATGGTATCGTGCAGGTGGAGATGTCGCGACCTTTTACAACATCATTGAGCAAGCAGATCCAAAAGCTGTTGTTTATGTGCCAGATATCGTTTATAATTATAATGATCTTAACCCGATAAATGATTATAAAGTAAATGGGATTGAACAGAATGATAATGCTGCTAAAATTATATCCCATCAAACTCCTGAAAAATTTGAGATAGAGGAGAAACAGGTGTTAACAAATATTGAAGAAAAAAAGAAAAAGATTCTGATTGGAATCCCAACAGCGAAATATATTGAACCTGAAACTTTCAAGTCAATATACGATTTGTACATACCCTTAGATTATGAGGTTGATTTTCAGTTCTTTTACGGGTATAATATTGATCAGATAAGAAATTTAATTGCTAGTTGGATCACTAATGGTCCATATGATTATTTGTTTTCTGTTGATTCAGATATTATATTTCCGAAGGATACTCTCTGTAAGTTGTTAATGCATGATAAAGATGTAGTGACTGGAATATATCGACAAAGACTACCCGAACAAATAGTAGAATTATATGATAAGAATTATGCCAATCTGCCCTACCAAGAAGTCGAAGGTAAAGACCTTGTTGAAATTGGTGGTTGTGGTTTTGGTTGTGTTCTTATAAAGAAACAGGTTATGCAAAAAATCGGATATCCTCAATTCGAATATCACAGTGCAATATCTCATAATGATACTATCAGTGAAGATGTAGATTTTTGTAGAAAAGCAAGGCAGAATGGATTTAGTATTTGGTGTGATGCAACTATACTATGCGGACATAAAGGTGCGAATGTCTACAATGTAGAACCGTCAGATAAAAAAAAAGTAGAGAAGAAGGGTAAATATTTTGAACGACTCAATGGTCTTGCGAACCAACCTTCTATATCGAGAGAGCAATTAACTTTTTTAAATGATTTCTCAAATCACTGTTCAGATTTTAAAATAATATATGACATTGGTGCATGTACTCTAAACTGGACAAAGGCAGCAAAAGCATTTTGGCCATCTGCTAGATTTTTTGTATTTGATGGTATGGATTATCTTAAAGAGATTTATGAACATAACGATCTTCAACATCATTGTGGTGTGTTGAGCGATAAAGACGGTAGACTCGTCAATTTCTATCAGAACCCAGAGAACCCTTCGGGTAATTCATATTACAGAGAGAATATAGCATTCAGTACAAATGTTGATAAATTATATCCTCTTGATAGTGCTGTGATGAAAGAGTGTATGACATTAGACTCAGTGATAAAAAAATATAATTTCCCAAGACCTCATCTTATGAAAATAACTGTGCAGGGTTCAGAATTAGATGTTCTAAAGGGTGCTTCAGAAACACTACTTGATTGTGATCATATCATTGTAAGATTGCAGCATAAAGAATTTAACTCTGGCGGATCCATGGCTTGGCATGTAATAGATTATCTAGAGAAACTGGGTTTTAAGAATAATGGTGCTTTTGTCGGCGATCAATTATCACTATGCGGTGATTATTATTTCAGGAGATATAGAGATTGATTGCTCCTGATCTAAAGAATAAAAGAGTTGCTGTTGTCGGTAATGCTCAATCTATCATGGATTACAATTTCGGAGAAGAAATAGATTCTCATGATTTTGTTATTCGTATAAACAGAGCAATGAATCATTTTGATATAAACGAAAAATATGATGCACATGTTGGTAAAAGAACTGATATGTGGTGCGTTTGGAATATTGATGAATATGAATCGTGTAATCTGGACGCAGAATATATCATACAAATGGCATCGTGGCATGGTTGTAGAACAAGAACTGACATACTCTTTTATTCGATCCCTGAGATATTTGATTTGATAAAGAGATCTGGAATTGACAACCCGTCAACTGGAATGATGTTATTGGATTGGTTGAGTCTTGGCGGTGTTACTTCAGTTGACATATACGGTTTCGATTGGAAAGAAACTCCGACATGGACTGATGTGAATAGAGAGATAGATGTAAGAATAAATCATGATTTTGAAGCAGAGAAAAAATACTGTAGAGATATTTTTATTAATAAACATGGATATGTTTTTAAGGGCAACATATGATCTTATTAGAAGAATTGTATAACAAATATAAATCTGACAAAGGTTCCAGTGTAGATGGAGCACACAACTATTATAGAGTTTATGAACCTATCTTTGAGAAGTATAGGCATGAAGAGATTAATTTATTAGAGATTGGGATTTTTAGAGCGAATAGTTTTAGAGCGCATGTAGAATATTTCACAAAAGCAAAAATATATGGATTGGATATCTTTGACAGAATAAAATATAATGATCCTCGGTATAATGATTTAAAGAATAATAAAAATGTTACTCTTATTGAAGGAAATAGCACAAATCCTTCTTGCCTCAAAAAATTTAGCGATATCAAGTTTGATATAATTATAGATGATGGATCTCACCACCCAATGGACCAAATGCAAACTTTTAATATTTTTTGGGATTTGTTGAATCGGGGCGGTACATATTTCATCGAAGATATATGGCCGCAACATTTATTATCAGACGAAGATGTAGAAAAAGATATTTCTAAATGGAAACCATTAAATCGATATCTATTTTTGCCGGAATTTCGAGAAAAATTAAATTTTTATAAAATATTTTATGATGAAATGATAGACAAAGATGCAATTGAATGGGATCTCAGACAATTATCGAATAGACCGAATAGTTTTATATTTCAAATAGATCATGTATAAATAGGAGATGAATGATGAGTGCAAATAAAGATATGTTTTTAACAGCAGTGCGAGATAAGCATCTGGCACAGATGAAAGCATGTAAAACTAACCTTGAAGTTTATAATAGTCCTGTTGGGATTGGTGAACACGGCGACCTCGTAACAACTGTTGAAGAAATAGTTGAGAAGTATGTTTCCTCAAAAGAAATGGTTCAGGCATGTGATGAACTTTTGAAATATACAATATATGAACAGTGAGGGATCTTTATAATGAAAGATGAAGATATAATTAAAATGCTAAGAAATAGCGAATATCTCCATGAAGATGATGATTATGTTTTTAGAGGTAGAAGTGTACGAAAAACTATGATGTGGATATTTTTAATTATGATCGTTCTCACTGTAGTCGGGAGAATTATATCATGAGCAAGGGGAGCAAGAGAAGACCTATGAATATTGGTAAAAAAACTTTTGATGATAATTGGGATAGAATTTTTGGAAATGTCAGTAAGTTTGAAATGTGGGAACACGATTGTCATATAGAAGGTCGTCATATGATCGGAAAGAATGAAGAGTGTAACTGGTGCGGTGGCACAGAAGAAGAAGAATCTTACAGAGGAGTCAAAAATGCGTAATATATTTTTAGGAGCGTTTCTTGCTCTATTTTTATTTGGTTGCGAACAAGCACAGGTGAACACAGAACCAGGACAGGAAATGGATGGTCCTGAAACAATAATGAGATATCCAGCATTCAATGAAATGTGCCAGAGAGAACCCGATTCTACATTATGTAACGCGGAGGATCAATAATGGATGTTAAAGAAATAGCAAAAGAAATTCACAAGAAAGTCTGGGGTCTGTTCGATTATGTCGGAGACAAAAGAAATTACAACAAGATGGAAGATTGGCGATCTCATGCTTCATCAGTCAACGAGGGTAAAAGGTTTAAAGATGATTGTGATGGTTATGCACTAACCTGCTGTGAATTGTTGATAGAGGCAGGTGTTCCTCGTGAAGATGTAAAAATGATTGTTTGTCAAGTAGAGAACGGTGGATGGCATGCTGTGTGCGGCGTAGACGCAGAGGGAACCACATATATACTTGAGAATAGATATAAAAAAATGTATGATTATAGAGATAGAAAGGATTACACCTTTCATCATTTCATGAAATTTTCTGATCCTGGGCAATGGCATAAAGTACAATGACAGAAGAGATATTTGATTTTGGATTCACCGCAGTAACTCAAGAAGAGCTAGATTTTGTACAACAAACTGTAACAAAACTGGAATCTACTTCTGCTGAAGCAGAACACATAGAACAGAAACTGAACAAACTTTATTCTGCTGTTCAACCGTTGTTGAATAATCTTAAAGCAAATCCAGAAAAAGATTACATATACTGGCCGAATAGGCAGATAAAAGTTGAAGAGTTCTCTGATTACTTGGACAAAATATACAATTCATAGGTATAATAAATCATGCAACTTCCGAAGAGTCTAAAGACTCCACTTCGTTATCCTGGCGGAAAATCTAGAGCAACAAAATTTTTATTTGAAGATTCAAATCTTCCTGATTTCATATCAGAATACATGGAACCATTCCTTGGCGGTGGTTCTTGTGCCATTGCATTTTCCCGAAAATTTCCAGATGTCCCTATATGGGTCAATGATAAGTATTATAATCTCTATGCATTCTGGATAACTCTTCAGAAAGAAGGACAACGACTCAGCGATAAATTATCTCAAGTTAAATCTGATGCTATGAAACGCGATTCCCATAAAGAACTTTTCATAGACTGTAAAAATACCATTGAGGCACAGACTGATTTGTTTGAAATTGCTTGGAGATTTTATGTTTGTAATAAATGTTCTTTCTCTGGACTCGGCGAATCTTCTGGGTTCTCTTCTCTCGCATCCATATCTAATTTTAGTGAGAGAGGTATAAAGAATCTCATAGAATATTCCTCTTTTATAAAGAATTGGAAGATAACAAATCTAGATTATGTCGATATGTTAAAACAAGTCACACCTTCTACCTTTTTATTCCTCGATCCTCCTTATGATATAAATTCTTTCTTGTATGGAAAGAATGGTGGGCATCATTCTGATTTTATGCACAATGATTTTAGGAATGAAGTTAAGAAGGCAAAATGTAATACCATGATCACTTATAACAGCAATGATAAACTCAAGTCTTGGTATGGAGATTGGAGATTGTTGGAGTGGGATTTAACATACACAATGCATTCGGGTAAATCCTACAGAAAGAATGAGGGCAGTAAGAAAGAATTATTGATTAGTAATTATATAAATGTTTCTACCTTGGAAAAAGCGATGTGTGGAGATTGAAATGAATAAATGGGACATTAGCGATTATGTTAAGATCATTGACGGTGCATTAAAACCTGAAATTTGTCAACAATTGATAGAAACATTTGAGAGTAATGTAGATAGTCATAAAAAAATAGAGGAAGAGGACAGGAACAGTTTCATAGAATTAGACCTTACAAAAAATAACATCAACCAAGATTCTGATTTAGAAATCATCAAGATGATAAATTATGCAATACAATTGTATGGAACGGAAATGAACCTTGATTCATCTCAGTTGCCTGTGCATCATGCCTTTGAATCTTTTGTTATTCACAAGTATCCGAGCGATACGGGTTACTCTTCATCGGTCATTGATATTCCGGATGGTGATTTTTCTAAGAGGATACTGTCGTTCTCAATATATCTTAACACATCACCTAAAAATTCCGGCAACAGAATATTCTATATGAGAGATCCTGTGGCAATAGAACCACTACAAGGTTCTTTGGTTGTGCATCCTTCTAATTGGATGTATGTGTATGATGAACAGAAGAGCACCAAAGACAAATATATATTAAAAACTTATTTGAGTTACATATAAAATGTTAGACATAGAACAAACAGTTGAAACCAAATACGGATCTTTTATTGTTGGTAAATTATCTGATGATGAAAAAACTCATGAGATAATCCTGAGCGATTGGGATAATTACATACTTCCCGTTGTTTCTGGATTAAGTGAAAAAAGATCGGTAATTCAAGCAGGTGGTTGGCAGGGAATATACGCCATTCTGTTATCAAAATATTTCAACCAAGTATACACTTTCGAGGCAGACACTAAAAATTTCAATTATCTAGTTAGAAATTGTATTGCACATAAAGTCAATAATATTTCCAAGTTTGAGTGTGCTTTAGGTTCAAGTTGCGGTAACACTTTTTTAGAATCTACTCTCACAACTGGACAACATAGAATAAATCATGATGGTTTTATTACTCATGAAGCATTTAGAGATCAACCACCAGTCTTAGTTTCGAAACCAAAAATTACCATTGACTCTCTGAGGATCTCTAATTGCGATTTAATATTATTAGATGTCGAAGGATATGAATCTTTTGTTATAACTGGAGCAATTCAAACTATAGAGAAGTGCAGACCGACTATTATTGTTGAAGAGTATTGGAAAAAATCTGATCAATTTAATAATCTAATTTCATTTCTAAATACACAATATGGATATGTTGTGGTTGGAGAGTTTCATCAAAATAAGATATTAGCAGTGGGATAAGCATAAAACTATGGAAGATAATAGAGTAAAATGGATTACTAATATTATTGTTGTCGTTTCTCTGTTGATTATTGCTTATTTTATTTTAACAGATATGAGTCCAGGTTCAGTGTATAGTTTATTTCTTTAGGGGGATGTATGTATCAATACAAATGCAAGATAAACAGAATAATAGATGGAGACACAGTTGATGTTGACATAGATCTCGGATTCGACACTTGGATTAACAATCAGAGAGTTAGATTTATTGGAATTGATGCACCTGAAGTGAGAACAAAAGATTTAGAAGAGAAGGCAGCAGGATTGGCGGTAAAGGCATTTGTTTCTGAAATGCTACCTCTCGAATCTACACAGGTATTGTTGTCGAAAGAATATAATGCTGATAAAGGAAAGTATGGTCGAATCATTGGCGATTTTCTGGTTTGGGATGTTAAAACAGACAGTCAAAGAAAACTCACTGAAATTATGCTGCGAGAAAATTTAGTAGAACTATACGAATGAATATAAAATGGAAAGGTAAAATAGGATACGGCGACATAATCAGTCCGATTTGTTATGCGTATAATGAGTCTGTTAGGAGAAATACTGATGTTACTCTAGAATTCTTATATGAATCTGGCGAAGAAGAGAAACATAAACCGCAGGATCCAGAGACACAAAAGCAACGCATTGAATTTATAGTAGAGAATACATTTAAAGATGATGTGAAAAACAATGTGGAAATTATTACTCATTTTAATTTACCTTGGTCCCTTGATTCACCTCATACAAATTATACAGATAAACCTCTAAGTTGCCATAATTTAAGATTTACGGATAGATATCGTTATGATGCATGGGACAGTAACAGCGACTATGTTGTTGTTATGCCTTCCACAACTAACAGAGATAAACTCAGCGATTTGGGTAAAGCATGGAAAGACCCATTGGAGGGTAGATGGGATTCTGTAATTAACTCTGGTATGAATGTGAAAATAGTTGATTACACTACACCAATAAAAGAAGCTTGTGAATTATTGCAACACTGTAAATTTGTTTACACCTATCATGGTGGATATGCATACCTCGCGAGATGGATTGGCGCACCTACATTAGTTTATTCGCAAAATGTAGATAGAAGCGATGAGTGTTTTAATAATGCCTTTATTAGAAAAAGATACGATACAAATAATATTACAGAGATGAATCCTATGATACTTGATTGTAGAAATAAATTATCTCGTGCGAATGCCCATCTTGCTTTCTATTTGTCGAATAACAATAGATATAATTCTTCTCAAGAATTGTATACTTCATATTCAAAACATACGGATAAATGGTACAAAGAATGACAAATGTTATCTACATCGGATATGATCCTGCTGAAAAGAAACCATATTCTGTTTGCCTAGATTCTCTTTACCGTGTAACTGATATACCGATCCGTACACTCATGAAACACCATCTTTCAATGTATCGGAGAGATAGATATTATCCAGATGAACCAAAAAGCACTGAGTTTACTTTCACTCGATTTCTAGTGCCTTACCTATCGAATTTCTCTGGGTTCTCTTTATTCTGCGACTCTGATTTCTTATTCCTACGTGACCCAAGTATACTGTTTGAGACTGCCTCTCGCTTCCCAGAGACTCCTCTGCATGTCGTAAAACATCCACCCTATATTCCGTATACCCCTGTGAAAATGAATGATAAACCGCAGCACAATCAACCCAGGAAGAACTGGTGTTCGCTTATGCTTTTCAATAATTCTCATCCTAAAATAAGAGAGGTGTTTTCGTTATTGAATGTAAATACGAGGCAGAACGGTAAAGAATTTCACACACTTGCAGATTTCTCTGATGATGAGATAGGATCAATACCACTAGAATGGAACTGTCTCGATGGATACTATCATTTAGAAAATCCTGCTGCGATACACTACACCGATGGTGGTCCATGGCATGGGATTCACGACACACAATATTCTGATTTGTGGTCAATAGCATATGAAAAAACCAGATAATGTTTGCGACAATCCGCTTGCATCTCCATATCCAACAAACGTAGGTGCGCCAGCATTCTCGTTACCTGACACATCTCTGTTTCGTAACGAAAAAACAAATGCAGCGAGAACTTATCTCGTTGCTCAAATGAACGAAATACAAGAGAGGTATAATGCCTTGGTAGAATTAGCAAAAGACACAGCACTTGTTTATGATGCTGAATATAGATTTACGCCTAGAGTGGGACACCTTTACCATTTATATGCTGGTGAAAAGAAACCATTCTTGTCTATGATAAAACCGCATGAATGGGATAAACCATATCTTGGTTCATTTAGATTTACTTCTGAAGCAACATGGGAAAAACTAGAATTGGAATAGAATATAAATACTCTAAAGTGAGAATTATATTCACGGAGTATTCTAATGCCTCTAAAAACCAAAGACGAATTAAAACAACATTTGAAGAATGCTGGTTTTACTGAGTTGAAAGATGGTAAGACAACCAAGACGGTTGTAGTTGAGTTGCCGAAGGGTGGCGATAGGGAGAATGCGTTACGAGAAATCGCCAAGAAATTAAGTAAACAGGGTGCAAAATATAATCCAACAGGAGGACAATCTTCAGTTGGTCGTGTCGAATTCACTAGTGGTTATTATGTTGAATGTAAAATAAAAGGTGGAGGTGGTTCTGGAGCAGGTGCAGATGTAACCAGACTCGGAGAATCTGCTCAATGCGTATATAATGCTGCTCATTTCAATGGCAAAAATTACACTCATAAAGATATGAAAGAAATTCGTGCGAAATATGACACTGATGAAAAAATTGATAACGTCCTGAATAAACTCCCTGACCCCTGGATCTATTCTTCAAAGGTAACTGCGGAAATTCTTAAAAAGAAATTTAACACAAAAGCGAGATCTTATACGCATCACAGGGGATCTGCTTGGGTGAATAAACTGTACGAACACGTTAATCGATTAAACAAAGAAGCAGGAAAACCTTTTGGTGATGCAAATAAGTGGAGTCCAGCAGATATATGGATGGTTACTTCTAGAGGAGAGCAGGTAAATTTAACGAAAGCAGAAACTCTAGTTGAATTGAACAATATGTTATTAGCGAATTATAAGACAAAAGATATCATTGGCGTTTCTCTGAAAAAGATTGAACGGACTCCTAAATTTAAAGAACTCAATATGGAAAGGACGAGACCTTCTTGGAAATTTGAAAGCACTACTTCTGGGATTCGCGGTTTCTTTCAATCCAATGACGGATATCTTTATGGCGATGGATTTAAAGCACAATTTCGAAGATTCGGTTCTACTTGGCAGGGTGAATTAAAAGGCAAGACTGCCAACATGGGTAAGATGTCTGGTGGTCCGATCAAAGGATTGATTGATTATATTGATGGGGGGAACTTCATACCACAACGCGATTTGTCAGAACGCAACGATAAAACTATGAAGATGTTTTATGGTTGGTACAGCGATTGCCCTGATACACCACCAATGAAAGAACAAGACTTTTATGTTGAAGTTATGAAGAAAGATATGAATTGGTTTATTTCAAAGATAATGACTGCTCAATTAATTTCTCGTGTGAGCAAAATGAACAGGAAAAACAAAGACAGATTTGCTTCTGGTCTAGCAAACTATGCTGGTTCTGAATCAGAATTATCTGGACCTTACTGTAAGGTATACGAATGAAAAATCTTCTTGAAAAATATATCAAACCCAAATTACCAGATAACGAAGAAATGCAAAAAGTCTATCAGGTAAGATGGGTTTGGTATCACACCATTCTCGCTCTCGAACTATTCTTTACGAATCTATTTCTTTTTGTCATTGTTATTATTTTGGTAAACATGGATTGATTTATGATTTCATTTGACATCTGCCGTGGTATGCCTATAATATTCTATAGTGGGTAATCGTATGAATTTGAGAACAGAAATAAATTATGAAAACTTATATACATGTAAATCAACATAAAATTCGAAGTAATTTAAAAAACGACACTGAAGATCCAGTGATTACAATTAAACAAGGAAGAAAAAACACTTACTGTAGTGAGGTTCGCATTATGGGGGATAGTCTTGTTAGATATTCTGGAAAAGGCAAACCCATTCTTCCTTGTGGTGCTCGTGTAGTCATAGAAACTGAAAGCGAAGTAGAAATTATACGATGATGATGTGGGAATCCAACTGGGAATCCAACACTTCGTGCTTCGTGGGTAAATCTGTATATGCGATATTTCATGCATTAGGAAAAATAGTGTTTGGGGTATGAGAGAGAGTGGGACTTAGCGACTGCCCGAAAGAGTCGCCGTGTTGCCTGGTAAGTCGTTGATTTGCCAGGCATTTTTTATACTTTACTTTGGAGGGATGATAGGCGATAATAACTGTAATGATTAAGGAGATGACTATGAAAGCTTTGAACAAACCCACCCGCACTCGATACAGCCACGAATATCTGAAAGAGCAGTTTCAAGATGCTTACATCAAAGATAATATCGTGTTTTGGAAATCAAACGACCGATCGCCTTTTGATGATATGCTGAACGATTGGTTTGATCTTGGTCTGATCACTGTCGACCAGGTTAAAAACACAATCATGGATAAGGAGCGTCAAGACCTTGAAGCGATCATTCAATACGTCAAGCACCGCGAAACGAATGGTTACTCTAATGAAGAGAAATCTGAGATTTGGAATGAAATCGGTGCTGATGCGGTAGACGTTCTCACTGGTAAGAGAATTTTTGGTAAATGGTAAGGAGGAAAAAGCACTATGTATAAACTACTTCAAAATCAAGCACTTAGCAACTTACATAACGAAATCAATGAGTTAGGCTGGGGTGCTGCAGCAGAGCAGTATCCTGAAGTCAAAGCACACCTGGATGCGTCACTGGGCGCTGACAAGTTTAGCATCACTTTTCTCCCCTACTACACCCACGTAGCGGACATTGACGCTAACACCCTCGAGGATGCGTTTTATATGCACAATAACCCAATGGGTGACCCAATCCTGGAAGAGCAGATTACTCGCTACACTAGTCAGCATTCAATGTCCGTAGGCGACCTTCTCATAGACGAGAAGGGCAACATCTATATGTGCGACCCGATCGGGTTCGCGTATGTAGGCCAAGACCATGAGCAACCTAAGGGTATGTCCTACACTAAAGTAGCCCGTTCAATCATAGCGTAAGTCATTGATTTTCTTAGAGTTTTTAAGACTTTACTTTGAAGCGAAAATAGGGGATAATAACTGTATTGATTGAGGAAAAAGATATGTTTGCAATCCCTAGTTTTCACCAAATGTCTGAGTCTGAGATGCCTTTCGCTGAGGCGTGGGAAATAATGACGCGTCGCGGTCGGGGCAATTGCCTTGAAGGTATGAAGTCGATGGATCAACTTTGGCTTGACTATATCGCTTCTGACGACCAGGACGACGATGAGTTCTTTTCGAACT